CCTGTTCCAATAACTGGAGCAACATCACAAAATATTCTAATGTTAGTAAGGATCGTGTTCGCTGGTTGTACAAACGTGGCAATAGCAGGACTATCACCCGCTGTGGTGTTTACAGTAACACCAGAAGCGTAACCAACATGCTTGATATATTTATTGGTAAAAACACCAGTAGAAGCAACAGATGAGGTTTCAGTGATTGCCCCTGTTGTCGCATTTTTATTAATAACTTTAAAACCGTTTTCAGAGCGTACCGCTCCGTTAAAAGTAGTTACAGCCATTTCATTCTCCTGTCTTGGCTAATGTCAACCACCCAATGTGGTTGTCAGGACTTGCAGAAACTATAAACGAAAAAAGGGCGGCTCGCAAGCCGCCCTTTTCATTATCTGATGTATTAGGCTCCAGGAGAACCGAATACACAACGCGGATCTGAAACACCAAAGCTATAACGCTCACGAGCTTTATAGCGGACGTTACCTGTATCAAAATCGCCTTCCATGGAAGTCTTGATAGCCGCACGTTCAAAGTGCTTAAAGCCGTTAGGTGCATCTGTTTTAATGAAGAACGCATCTGTATCGGTTAGGAAGTGGTTGACCACATAACCGTCAGGTAGCATACCCATATTACGCATTGCATTAACGTCGTTATCTGCTGTTCCAGGACGAAGATTAGAAGCCATCAAACGCTCAGCTACAAACTTGAGTGCTGGTGGGATAATCAACTTACGACCCTGTAGAGCAATTTTCAAACCACGCTCATCGATAAAGGCCGCAATATCAATTAGCGACTGCTCCAAAGATGTTTCGTTAAGGTCTGCTGGTGTGCTGAGCTCGTTACGCAAATTACCACCGCCATTAGTCGGGTGGTCAGTTGCACAAAGCTCTTTACCATCACCAAGAGTTACAGCACTGTTAAACGCATTGTTTAGAACAGCCGCCGCTTTAACTTGCTTGGTATTCGCCATAGAACGAGCCAACGCACGAGTGTAACGAGAACTCAAGCGGTCATAAAGGTTATCCTCTACAGCCTCTTCAGTAATCGCAAACGCCAGAGCGATTGTTTCGTGTGTATAACGAGCGGTAAATGATTCGTTTGCAGTATCAAATGAAACTGCCTGACCCTCACCCTTTACAGGTGCGGCTCCGAATCCTGACAACATAACCTCTTCTTCAAACGCACGGTCTGAAGATTCAGTTTCGTAGATTTCGGCATGCTCATTGTCATACCGATCATACTCCAATCCGAACAGGGCATTAAGTCCTGGCTCGAGTTCTTTAAGGAGTTGGGATCTTGCAATAGCCATATCTAATTACTCCTTATAGACCAGTTGTTGCGAGGTGGAATGGGAGATTCAGCTTAACTAGAGCAACAACACCAGCGGCGGCATAATCAATATCAGCGACATCTTTAAAGCCGATGATACGGAAATTATCCGTAGCTGTAGTTGCACCAGCAGAAGCTACAGAAAGCTCTCCACTTGAAATTCCATTAGCCGTTTCTGAACCAAACCCTGCGCCTTCAGCATTTGAATGAATCAAAGCTGTTGCCGTAGCTAGGTTAGTCAAAGTAGCATCACATTGTACTTCGTATACTTGAGTAGGATCATCGTATACAAATACAGTTGCTTCTGTACCAGACTTCAAAGTTGAAGTTCCCGGATAATGGTTAGAGAAAGTAGGCGTACCGTCAAGAGCGATATATTCGCACCCTGCCATAACTCCTAGAATCGCCACTGAACCACCGTCTGCCGCACTTACGTCTACAAGACCGTTAGTAAGAGGAATCACCATATCACCTTGATAGATGGCTGATGAAGATCCTGCTACACCGTTGATTTGTACTTTGTAAGGTGTCATCCCATTGCTGTTCGGTGCTGACCCTAATTTGTTATGAGGACGCAAACCAAAAGGCGAATCAATGTTTGCCATGATTTTAGTCTCCTAAAAAATTACTCGGAACCACTGTTGGAACCGAAGGTTACACGAGATTGCCTATCAGGTTTACTAATAGGCATTGATGGATGTTGTTCCCTCATAAGATCATTATCTACAGCGTTCATTTGGTCAGCTGTTTGCTGACTATAATAGTCCGTGCGCTGTTGTTTTGTTTCTAGTGGGAACCTTGCAAGCACCAGACCGCCTACACCAATCACGCCAGCATGTTTACCATCCTGAACTGTAGGTGCTTCAAAATCTGGGTACTCATCAGCGCGAACTAATTCAAAGCCTTCGCGTAGGCGAGCAGATAGGTTTTTCTTATCATCGTAGCCCATGACTGATTCACGGATCCAACGATGAACAAATCCTTCTGGAGGATTTGGGGCGTCTAACTGAGACGGAGGTCGCCACGGTTTAGCGCGGCTTGTTGTTTCCCTTGTTTGGGAAGTGCGTGGGCTTCTATCGGTCATAATACCTTCCTCACGAATTCTGCATACGAAGGAGTTGCTTCGCATACTGTTCATTAGTTATACCAAGTTTGCGAGCTATTGCAACTTGAGATTCGCTTAACTTTACAGATTTTTTATTAGAACGCTGAGCTCCTCTGTTAGCCCCTGCTACTGCTGGACCAGAACTTCGCGCTGTTTTACCGCCAAATTTATGCGGGAAATCTTTTTGAATGCGGTCATCAAGCTCTTGGTAGTACTCATCACTTTGGGGGTCAAACCCTTCTTCTTCTACCAATTTTTTATGAATACTGAACGCAGTCAACGTCATAGGTTCATCTGTGCCAAACCACTCATTTTTATCTGCCCATTGCTGGGCTTTAGGGTCTGGTGTAGGTTGTGGGGCTTGAGGTTGCTGTACTGCTTGTGGCTGTGGAGCTACAGCGGCTTGCTCACGTTGTCTTTTAACATATGCTAACCGTTCTGTTTCATGGGCTAATTTAGCTAAGTTTTTCTGAGCATCAACTTGACCATCTACATCACCTCTGTCAATAGCATCTCGCAATTTATTTTGTAGAGACTCTTCTTGATAAGTAACCCTTGTTTCAAATTCATTTACAAAAGATTCATCTAACCCTTTAGTGCGTTGAGAAGACTCTTCCAACTGTTTTTGAACAGACTGTGCATATTCCAAAGCGGCTTTTTCACGTCTTTCAGCTTCTCGCATTTTAGCCGTCAGCTTACTAATACGTTTTTGAACACCATCGCTATAACTGTCAAGCTCATCGCTAGAAGATTCTTGAGTAGTAGGCTCTTCTACAGCGGGTTCTTGGCTATCCGTTTCAGTTTCGGTTTCGTTTTCTACCTCTACTTCTAGCTCTTCTGTTTCTTCAAACAGTTCTTTTTGTGCTTCTTTAGGCATGAATTACTCCATGGGTTAAATGTGTAGGATGTCTTCTGGGCTAGCAATACGAGCTAATACTTCGTCATCATTAAGGAGGCGAACTTCTCCACCCTCAATTTTAAAACGGCTACCCGCGTATCGTCCAAAAATAACCCAATCACCTTGTTTACACCAAGGCTCTGCATCATCTCCAAACTTATTATTATCTTGGTAGGCTAAAGGACCTACTCGCAAAACGTACCCACAAACAGTTCCCACAGCTTCGCGCTGGAATGTTTCTTCAGCAAGGAGAATACCTCCTTTTGTTTGTTTTTTACCCTGAAAAGGCAACAACAAAATCCTCCACCCTGTAGGCTGAGGCAATCTATCAATAGCTTTTTCAGAAAGTTTTGCAGGGTCTAGAACAAGGTTTTCGCTTTTAACGTAGGCTTTTTCTAGTTCACCTTCTTTTTTAGGGTTCTGGGCTTTATCTTCTGCCCTCTTTTTTGCAATGTAGTCAGGTACTATAAGTGTTTTACTCATCTATTTTTGACACCTTGTTTAGCAGGTCTTTAAGATCCTGTTCAGTTTGAGCAAGCTCCCCGAGTTTAGCTCGGAGTTCCTTGAAGGCGGTATAATCAGGCACAGGACCATGACAAATAGTCTCACGCACTGAATTTGACCGTTCGCGTATCATCTTAAGCATATTTTCATAGATGTAAAGGTCATTCGACATCAGACAACGCCCTCATACGATCTACCAACCGTCTAGCCCTATTAGTAACTTGTTTATACCAGCGTGAATCGACCATTTCATCTGCGGCTTTATTCCAATCACGAGCATCCACCCCAGCCTTCATTCCTTTAAATTTACTGAGTCTTGGTCTGCCCATATTGAACATCATATTTGCAATAATATGCTGACATTCTTCAGGTAAATCATCAAAATCTGGGTACAATACTTTGCACTCATCAACAGTGACAGCCATATCTAGCGAAAACAGTTGTTTTACTCGTTCTTGTTCTACAACCGTACCAACAGCCTTGCCATGCTCTTCGTCATTTTCTTTGATAAGATGCCCTATACCGCAAGTCGGAAGACCGAGGTGGTCTAAATACACTTCGTACTTACAACCCTCATCTTCTGCGATTTCTTCGCGTAATTTATCTTTATTCATTTTTTGCCTTTCTTTGCGCTACCGCCACGTTTTTTAGCAGTTCTGGCCGCCGCTTTAAAATCTGCGGCACTCGGTGCGCCTTTTTGTCCAGCTTTTCTCATAGGTTTGCCGCTTTTTCTTCTTTTATGAATGTTTGCGTATAAACTCATTTTTTAAATCCTTTTAATCCACGGATACCGAATGATGCGCCAATACTTGCATACATAGCCCATTGAAACCATTCAGGTGTATTAGACAATGCCGCAAAACCTTCTTGAACATAAGGTTGCGTAAATGGGATAAAACACATTGCAATAATGATAATAAACAAAATTGTCCATGCTTCATCTTTCCAACTATTATCACTGGCCTGTGCCATTATCTTTTCCCAGCCAGCTTCATGCGTCGCGGCTGTAACCATAACCTGTGCTTCCGCTTCAGCCCTAGCTTTCGCTACTGCACCTTTAGCTTTAGTTTGCTCAACTTTAGATTCCATCCAGCTACCAGCTAGGTTTGCTATTGGACCTATGAGTGCTTGTATCATTTTTGCATCCCCATCATTGTTTCAATTTTAGCAATGCGTAATTCAAGTTCTCGCACACGTTGAATGTTAGCTTTTACTGACTCAGGCGGTTTCCATTCATCTATCCAGTCGTCATTCTCTTGAATTTCTTCCCAGTGCATTTTTTGTTCATGCTCTAAAAAAGCCAGCCGTTCAGTAATCCCAAAATAGCCCCAAACAGATACACCTGTAAAAGCAATTAAGGCTATTAAGTTTTTAAGCGGGATGGTAAATTCGCTACCCTCATTTAATTTATTCGCCATCAGTATAGCTCCTTGTTTGCAGCTACCTTAACAGGTTTACAATAAGCGGTTGCTCTGTGTTTAGCAGGAACACCACTTAAACTCCCATAATTACCATATCTTTTAGTTATCTGGGATGCAAAATAATTACAATCTGTAACAGACCTAAAATACATATCTTGACTTTGCACTTTGCCGCCTAATATA